GTGGAACTCCCATCAAAAAAAACACCGCCTACCTTCTTCTTCGCTAAATCCATCTCTTCGGGTAGTCGATCTTGGCGTGAGAAGTTACACCGCTTACACGCTGCGACTAGGTTATCTGGATCATCTGAACCGCCTCTAGCTACTGGAATAACGTGATCGCACGTCGTAGCTTCACTTCCACACCAGAAGCAAGTCCAGCCATCACGATTCAAGATCCGAAGCCGAAGCTTCTTCCATTGTGTCGAGTTACTCTTACGCTGAGAATGTAATGTCACTTAGTAATAACCCTTCTGTTCATGGAATGCCCACGCTTTACAGTTCGTACCATAGCGCGTTAAGACATAGCGAAGCGTTGCGTCTATTTGTCTGAATGGATCGAGATCTCTGTAATGCTTGGATCTCATCTGTCCTAGTCCGTAATGGCTTCCGTTCTTAGCTGTATAAGACCATCTGGATTCTTTAGTAATGATTCTGTTAAAGCACTGGAACTCTTTATAATCAAGAATCCTTGAATGTGCATAGAGTTTTAGATGATCTACTGAATAGTTTGTAGCTGTTGCTTCTGGAATGCTCGTTATTGAAAGCGTTGCCGTTAAGGCAATAGCCGCCCCTAAACCTATCTTTCGCTCTAGCGAGCTATCCGCCACAGCGGCTCGCTTCAAGCGAAGAGATAGTAGCGCGCGTGTCAAGTAAGGAGCGTAATCTTGGGAGTGTCCCACAGCTTTACTAACACTGTGGATAAACCCTGTGGATAACTTCATGGCTTACCGCCCCAGCCATTACCGCGAAACACGATCCCACCTAACGAGTAAACGCGCTTCATGGGTACTGTGCAATTATCACAGTAAGGATCTCTAGCTAGTGTGTCCTCGATAGATCGCTGGACTTCTATCTGCTTCGAGCAGACTTCGCAGCGGAACTCATAAGTCGCCATCTGGGTCTCCTATTAGTGCCACTGTCATAGTCGAGCAGACGCAGCACTGGATCGTCTTAGTGTTTGGCGGAAGATTATCTGTAATTACTCGGACGAGCTGCTTAGTTATCTTCTTGCAGACTCGACACTTATAAAGTAGCTGTTCCATAGTTGCTCCCTTTTAGATTCTCGATGGGCTGTAAGTTCTGCTGGGTTATCCACCATGTAGGCTGCTTCGAGTTACGGTATTTAGGACGCTTGGCCATGGCTACAGGAATCCAGCCAGCTAGTCGATAATTAGGCGATGATCCAGTGACCAGAACAGCGACGTCACTATTACGATCATTCTCGTAGACGATGAGCTGACCAGTGTCATAACGCGTCCACTTTACTTCGATAAAGCTTCCGACGTCTGCCGTTTCCTTGAACTTAGAAGCTCTCGGATCGAACCCGATAAAGCCTAAGAATCTGGCGACTAAGATTTCGGCGACTATTGACTCGGCTACCTGAGCGACGTATTCGTGAAAGTTGAGTCGCTTGTCGTAGCGCGTCTTATCGTCTGGCTGGCCGTAGACCTGCGCTATTCGTTCAAGTGCGACAGTGTGAGCTAAGACCTTATCTTCGATCGTAGGCGTGGCCTTCACCGACATAACCCGCAGAGCCAGATTAACTTCTCTCCGCCTTGGCCTTTCGTATAGCCGAACTTATCGAACTTTACGAGCTTCTCGCAGCTGTCGCACTGCTCGATCTGATACTCGGCAATTACTTCGCCATTCTGAAACAGTTTAGCCTTCATCTCCTGCGGATAAAGAATCTCTATGTAATCGCTCATCTTTAGACCTGTGGCTTCCACTTGCCATCGCTGGCTAAGACGTACCAAGCGGGCGCGCACTGCGTCGCCTTAGTGCGTTCTGTGCAGAAGTAGCCGCCCCAGTTCTTAGGCGCGCCTTCGTGGGCTTGCTTCCAGATTCGATGGCCATGGGCGCATTGTGGAGCTTCTGCCACTAGTTCTCCGCCTAGCTGCTTTTTAATCTCGTCCATCGATGATCCGAAGCTAGGAATGCCGCTCTGTTCTGCTTCTTCGGCTGTCTTATAGCTTGGCACTTCTCCGAACTTCTTAGTCCAAGGATCGTAATCGTCGGCTGTTGAGTTTGCTACCTTCGCGCTTACTGTTTCGACTTTCTCCATGTCCTGCCGAGTCGGACGCTTGTCTGCTCCTAAAAGTAGGCCGATCGCTCTACCGATAGCCGATGTAACAGTGTCCTCGACGAAGAACTTCTTCATGTTGACGTTATAAGTCGCCACGTTACCGAATGCGTAATCTGTAGCCGATGGATTAACGTCTTCGTATTCGCGGAAGATCTGAGCTTGAATAAGGACGTAACCCTTTTCGGCGTTGAAGTCGATAATGTTGGTCTGAACGCGCGCTGTAGGGTGTGTAACCCACAGTCTGGCGATTCTGGCGGCGACGTCCTCGTAATTATCTAGGAAGCTCATTACTTTACTTCCTTACTGCGCTGAGAAGCTGCGGCCCAGAATGCGTCCATGTCTATTTTGCTCTGGCTTTTAGCTGCGTGACGTGATACAGCTCGACCGCGCTTAAAGCCTTCTCGCTGGCCTTCTTTATAACCTACTGAATAGCTCATCGCTGCCCATAAGATCGCAGCTATAGACATAGCCACGACGATTCCTAACTCGTTCATAATTGCTCCCGATACTGGGAGCGACGTTCGCGCTCCCTATGTAAAGAGTGAAGCAAGAACGCGCATAGGTCAAGATTCCCGCGTGTCTTTCGGCGTGTCGACTGGCGGTTTCGGCTTGGACTTTAATCCATTACCCGCTAACACTCCGCCTAGTGATCCAGTTAAGAAGATCGATAGAGTCTTTAATAAGTCGATGAATGCCGCGTCGTTAGGAGCTTGCGCTCCGATCGGCTGTGTAACGAAGATAAGCGCGTAGGTAATTCCAAGGGTTACGATCAAGAAGACGAACGCTAAAGTCGCGCCAATAATAAGGATTAACTGGGCGTGAATGTCCTCTGGAGTTCGACGTCGCTCTGGTCTATGGAGCTTCTTCTCCAAGGACGTCTTTAGTGCAAGTTCCAGTAGGGACGCACTCTGGCGGCTTGCATTCTGGCTTCTCCCAGTTCGCGTAATCTTGGCATTCATAACGAATCCAGCCCTGATAACCGCACGCGGTAAGTCCGACCGAAAGGACTAAGGCCAGACCTACCGCGATAGGTTTCCGAGTCACTTCCCCGATAACCCGAAAGCTGAATCTTTAGGATTAAGCCAGCGTAGGATAACAGGCAGAACGGCGGCAAGGCCCGCCATGCCGATCGCCTTCGGATCTGTAACTCCAGCTAAATAAACCGCAATAGACGCAGCCAAGAAGCTACGCGCCCAGCTTGCTAGTAATGCCTTTAAGTTTGCCATTCTTCTTCTCCTTGATCTTCGGCTTCGCTGCCGATTCGGTAGGAACTTCGACGACTGGATAATCGCCAGCGTAGGCCACGAACTTAGGACGTCCGAATCCTACGACTTCTTTACCGCTCCCGAATGCGCGCTCCTTCATCATGACCATTCCGCCGTTACGCTGATCGCCTGATCCCGAAGTGTTTCCCTCGATTGTAATTACTGACTTCGGCTTAACGCCTACGACTATTCCGATGTGGCTAATACGGTCGACGCCATCATGCGGAAAGTCCATAAAGGCTAGATCGCCGATCTTAGGCTCTGACTCTACCCAGCGGCTTACTTCTTTAAGCTTATGCGCTCCCGCAGCTGTTGAGACCATCGACGGAAGCTTTACGCCCGCTTCATGGAAGCACCAATTAACGAAAGATCCGCACCAAGGTAGGCCATCGGCCTTAGTGAACTTTCCGTATTTCGTAAGATTGTCGCCTTCTTCTACAGTGCCGACTTCTTTAAGAGCTACTTCTACGACTGCCGCAGCTGTTCCGATTGGGTAAGTCATGACAGAAGTAACTTCGCTTCGTCGGCCGTTAGTCCAAGGCGATCTAAAACCGCTTGTCGAGCTACTTCTTTTTCTGCTTCTATTACGGCCTGTGCTTGTGCTTCTGCCTTTAATAAATCATGGGCAACTTTTTCCTGTTCGTTAAATTGTCTTTCGACAATTTCGCCTGTAATTGCGTTAACTTCGGTTATTTGTGTTATTGCCATGTTAAGCCACACTTCCATAGATGTAAACTGTTCCCGCGTCGAATGTTCCGCTCGTTGTTACTTGTACGCTTGAAATTACGCTTGTGCCGTTGTAAGCGAATCCACCGAATCTCTGAGTCGAACTTGTACCATTACCGCCGCCGACCGCTATTCCCACTTTTTTATCTGTTCCGTTTGTTCCTAAAATCTGAACCGAACCTGAAAAAGTATTCGCTACGTTTGACCCTTGTGTTCCAAGTTGGATTTTCGTATCTGTTCCGTTATAACTGCTTGGCGCAGTTGAATCAAAACCGCTTCCGCCTATGTTGTAATTTGACCCTGTATCACTATTAAGAGTTATTGCATAGTTCGTTCCCGCAGCAGTAGACGATAAGCCAGCCAAAACTATAAATAAAGTGTTATAGCCGCTTAAACCTGTTATTGAATAACTACTTCCAGTTGTGATTGACTGGGTAGCTAATAAAGTGAAAGCGGTGGTCGCACTAGCCGATCCCCATTCTGGAGCTGTCGCGCCAGAGTTGACTTTTAGCACTTGTCCAGCTGTACCGATACCAAGTCGCGCGGGAGTTGATCCACTTGATGAGTAAATCGTGTCGCCTGTCGTAGTCATCGGGTTAGTCATGCCGACACTATCGGCAGACCAGACGAAGTCCATGTCTGTGTTCGAGTTCTTTTTTAGAACTTGTCCAGATGTTCCACCTTTAAGATCTACCAGAGAAGCGTCGATAGCGTCGCCAAGTGTCTCGATCGCTGTCGCGCCATCTTTTACCAAGTCGGTCGAAGTAGGAACACTCCAGCCGAAGTTAGGCGTAGTTGTTGCCATGTTTGCTCCTTTATGCGACTACTGTCGCGTTTAACCAGTCTAGTGTAGGGCTAATTGTGTTCCATGTTTCGGAAGCTGGCACGTCATTCCATCGGAACGCGTCGAGCGAATACGAAATCGGCGTTATGTAAAGATCAATGGCCAGAGAGTTATAGCCAGCTGTAAATCTCCAGCCTTCCACGAATCCTTGAAAGTTTAGGCCCATGTTCGCGGGAAGTTCTGTTATGTTAACTGGCATTCCCATAAAGACGCCGATAAGAGAATCACGATCCGAATCGCTTACGTTAGGGCTTCCGAGCGGATAACGGATCGATTCGAAGTTAGCACGCGGATAAGCGCGAAGAGCTAGATAGAAGGCTGCTTGGCTAGTTGCGTCTGCGCCGTTCTGTAGTGATGTCTGAATGTTCTGGGCCAGAGATCCATAAGTAGCGATCGAAGCGGCTTCGCTGGTCGATACCTGCGCTCCGTCTTTATAGGTAATCGTTACGACGTTGCGAACGTCTCCCGATCGAGTCGATGTCTGTAAGCCATCGGAATAAGCTTCGTTAGCTGATAAATCTACGTAACCGTTCGTAGCTAGGTAAGTGCCTCGATGGGTACTGTCTGCGTACCCGATTCGACCCTGCGCGTCTTCGTAAATCGTTCCAAGTCCAGAAGTAGCTAAAGCTGCGACTAAAGAATAAGCGTCTGTAATTGAAGAAGCTCTAGCATGAAGTTCGTAATTTCCGGGGCGATCGATCTCACCTAGACCGCTGTTCTGCGCGTTAGCCCATGTTGTCGTAGCGTCATAAGTTGCCCACGTAAGAGAAGCTGGAACTTCGTTCCAAGCTCCGTAAAGAATGTTATCGAGTATGTCGTAAATCTGATCGCCATCGTAAGCCTTGGCTAATACGCCCTCGGTTAATACTTTCGGAAGACGTGAAAGTGCGCCTAAAGCTGTGAGATTAACGCTCTGAACGAGCGCGCCGTTACCCGAACGCTCGACGGTCGTAATAATGTCCGTAACGCTTCCGCCGAAGATAGCCACTGGCGTCGCCGTCGAGTTTTGTACGTAAACGGTTATAGCCGAGTTAATGTCTACGGTTATAGCTTGATCGTCGAAGTTAAGAATAGATAAATTACAGTAGCCCGCTACCGCTTGCTGATAAATGTCGCGACGACCAGATTCGACGGTAAGGCTAGCTAGGGTTACGTTATTGTATTCCGTCCCATCGATGAGAATGCTCCAGACTGGAGTCCATAGGCTCATGCTGTTAAGAACGCTCCCGCGCCAAGAGTTCCGCGCGCCTGAGATTTATTAACGAGATCGACGATCGTTCTAGCTGCCGATTCTGGATCTCCGACTACGCCCATGTTTACGGTTACGTTAGCTCTAGCCGAAGCAGCTGCTTCGCGTTCTGCTCGAAGTCTGGCTGTCTCTGCCTTTAGTTCTTCGCGGCGTAAAATCGCCGCTTGCATGGCTGGAGAGTAAGCCGATAATGGCGCGCCTGTAAATGTAGAAGATCCAGCGGACGGAGCGAAGCCGCCGCCAGTATCAAATCCGCCAGCTACAGGAGTTTCGACTGGAATAGATCCGCTAACCTTTAAGCTCTTAGAGTTATCGCCTTGGAAGAAGTTAGTAATCGGATTATCTTTAATAAGATCAATAACCTTCTTCGCTGCGTTGTAGACGTTATTTATTAACGTGACGAACTTTCCAAATGCTGTTACTAGACCGCCGATTAGCGTCGCAATACCTTCGAGCGCGATCTTAAACGCACCGCCCAGAAGCGGAGCAAGATTCTCACTTACGAACTTCCAAAGAGTTTTAAGGAACTCGATAAATGGCTTTAATTCTGTGGAGTTATCTTCGATCGACTTCTTAATCGTGTCGAATGCGTTTTTAAGTCCTTCTAGAACTGGCCCTACGACGCGACCGATGGCTGGAATGACTTCGGTATAAAGGAACTTCCACCATTCGACCAAGATAGGCAGAAGCTCGTCACGAATGAACTTGAAGATAGACGAGAAGGCTGGCCCTAAAGTTTCGCCTAGATTCTTAGCGACGTCCTGAATAGCTGGAATGCCTTTATCTACGAAGCTAGAGATAAGCGGAGTAATGGCGTCTAGAACGTACGAACCTACTGTCTCTTTAGCTTCGTCGAATGCAACAGTAAGACGCGCCATCTTGCCTTGAAAGGTTTCGGCTTGCTTAGAAGCTTGGCCCTCGAATGTTGCAGCTAAAGCAGCTGTAGCAGCGTCGAAGTTCTTAGACTTAATTATGTTCTCGTCGATTCCTACGCCGAGCTTCTTTAATGCGCCTAAATTGCCGTCGTGAGCTTTAGCCAAGGCTTCGGAAACTGCGCTTAGATCCTTACCTGTACCCGCCGCGATGTCTAAAGCTAGAGTCTGGAGCTTCTGGGCTTCCTCGACGTTCTTCGTACTTCTGACGAGTCGATCTAGCGACGGACGAAGCTTGTCGTCCGTTATGCCGTTAGCTAGAGCCGTCTGGGTTATGTAATCTTCTGTAGCCTTAATCTGGGCTTCTGTAGCCCCTGTAACGTTCTGTAATGTAGTGGCTAACTTCGCCTGAGCTGCTTCGTCCTCGATCGCAGACTTAACGCCATCGACGAGAAGTTTTCCAGCATAAGCCGCAGCTGCCGCTCCAGCAACAGCGAAAGCGACTCCCGCTTTTTTAGCGAAGTCGCCTACTTTAGATCCGAATCCTTCTACTTCATTCTGCGCGCCCTTAACGCCTTTTTTTAATTCGTCGAAGTCCGCGTCGAATGTAATCTTTATCTTCGGAATGCCCGCCATTACTTCAACCTCAATTCGTCCGCGATCTGTTGCACCATAAGCGCGTACTCTCGCGCTACGACTGGAACGTAAAAGTCTACCGCTGGAGCGATCCAGTAGCCGCGCTTATTGTAAGGAGTCTTAAATCGATTAGTAAATGCGCGACCGATTGAATCGACTCCGCCATGAGATCCGTACTCCGTTCCCCATAACAGCGCGCCAGCTGGCGCAGCTTGTCGGCGAACTTTCGCACCTTTACCGCTTTTAGAAGCTTCGCCGCCATAAGGACGACCGACCTTCTTAGGGCCACCGATGTCGACGCGAACTAAACGATCGCGCGGAGTCTTAATTGTAGAGACTACGAGTTTCGTCTGTGGAGCTGGAGCAGATAATCCGCTCATCATTAACTGACCCGCTAAACGCTGAGATAAAGGCTGGGCGCGATCTCTTACTAGTTGCTGATACTCCGCAGGAAACGAACCGAGCAGACCGAGAAGATTCTTAAACTCGTAAGGATCGACAGTAATGGCGTACGTACCTCGGCCCTTAGTGTCTGCCATTCTGCCTCTCCAGTATCTCGATCGCTGTAAGAATGTCTTCCGCCGTACGCCATTCGCTCATCGGAATCCGAGTAGCGATCGCTAGCTCTATAAGAGTTCGATTTAGGCTTCCAGCGGGCCAGCTTTTGGGTCTGACTTCTTACTAGTAATTCCTTCTACAGTTTCGACCCAGATCTCGAAAGGCTTAACAGCGTTCCCAGCTGCTTCTCGCTTCATAGCGTGATAAGCCAAGAAGTTAAGCCCTTCGAGTCCGAGTTTCGATTCTGCTTCGTTCACTGTTGCATTGAACTTACGCTCCCACTTAACCCATTCTGGATTAGCCGCTACGTATGTAGATACTTCTCCAGATAAGTAAGTGACTTCTAGTTCTAGTTTCATTCTTGCTCCCGATTCTTATTCTTAGCTGAATGTCTCGCTTGGAGTTCCGACGACTGTAAAGCTCATGCTAACAGTCTGCGCGTCTGGCGATGTTCCGCCCACGCTTGGAAACACTGGAAGAACGTTGAACGCGAAGACTGCACCTGTAACCGCTGTTAGCGAAACCGCTAAAGTCGAGTTAGGAGCTGTCTCTGCCGCTGTCCATAGAGCTTCGCAGAGTGATCCGCTCGCGCCCCAGTCCGCTAGCATTTCGACGTCAAAAGTCCACTGCTTATCGACCGACTTGTAGGCCTTGCCCGCAAGTGTGTCGTATGTTTCGATGGTGACGTCTGCGCTGAGTGTCGCAGCTGTCGCTTGTTCATTGTAAGAAGTGGTCGCGATCGTAAACGAAAGATCGCGCCCAGTGATTACGGTCGTGGCCATGTTTATCTCCTAGTTTGTTTGTGTGTAATAAGTCGCTAACTGGATCTCGCACGCGAGAATCTCCGAAGCTCCTACTGTGACGTTAATCGGATTCGATACGTCTCCGACTTCGTACCCTGACGGAATAGCCGCCAGAATGCTAATAGCGAGCTGTTCGATGTTATCGAGCGCGCTCTGATTATCGTAAATAGCTACGCCTATGGTCATAACTAGATTAACTTTTAATTTAACTTTATCTTTACCGAGAAGCGATGGCTGTAAATAAGGCGCATTCGGAACGATCGCGGCGAATGGCACGATCGGAGCTTCTGGGACTGAATCGTAAACGTTAGCCGCTACTCCTGCGATAGCTGTCTTTAACGGATTACGAACGCTAGTTAAAATTGAACTGGCTGTCATTATCCGACCATCGTGTCGACGTCGATGTAATTACCCAAGAGGCCTACGACGCGATTTAAGAGGCTTCGCCCCATACGATAGGGCGTCGCAGCGAAATCGATTCCCTCGATCTGGCCGCCCGCAGCTGTGCGAGATTGAAAGACTTCGATGGATACCGCGTAGATCGCGGATTCGATGGAAGCATTACCGACGTAAAGAGTGGCAGCTGAATAGCCGCTAAGAGTTGCCGTTCCGTTCGGAATGATCTGGCGCGCTGTTACGTCCGAAGATGTAAGAGCGGCTGAGAATGAAGTGTCTGTAACCGCTGTAACTGTGTGAGTAGCTGTGAATGGAGCTGGAAGACCAGTTACGACGATCGACTGTCCGACGACGAAAGTGTGAACGCGACGCGTGTAGAAGGTAGCGACATTCGTGTCGAGTTTGTATTCGACGATAGCCGTCGAGTTCTGAATAAGCAGCGGAAGAATCGACTGCTCGGCTGTGTCGATGATGTCATCAAGATAAGCGTCTGAATAAAGAGAAGAGCTAACGCCAAGGACGGATCGCAGCTGTGTAGCTGTAATAATTGCTGGCATTAGCTCTTCCCTTCTTCTGCTCGACTAGCTCGGGAGCGAACTAGTCGATGTTTAATGGTGGCGATTAAGCCTTATTGTTCTTGAATGCGCCCGCTGCGATCTTGGTAGCGAGTGCGCCGTAACCGTAGTAGCCGACAGTAATCTGGCCAGAAGCGATTACGTTAGCGCGAAGCTGGAACGTAGGGCCTTCGTACCATGTGTAAGCGTCTGGGTTAACGATCAAGATCGTTCCGTCTGCGTCTGTTGCAGCTAGTGAAGGATCGACGTATAGATCGAGTCCTGCGACTGATCCGCGAAGTGAATCTGGACGAGCTACGCCGCCAGCATTCTGAGGCTGTTGCGCTAGATAAATTGGACGCCCAGAGTCGTTTAGTTGCATCACGTTGCTCCACTGGCCTGTACCCATGATGATGTTCTTAGCGAAACCATTAGGAAGTCCAGCTGTTGCTCCGTAAACAGAAGCAGCACCGCGAGCGACGACTCCTAGAAGTTCGGCAGCTGTTGGGTAAGTTGTTGTAGTAGTTCCGTCTGCTGTTGCAGCTGAAACTAGTGCAGCTGATACGTAAGCGTTCTCTGCCTTCGCCTTGGCTGCGGCCATGTTACGGACTAGCTCATCGAAGAACGCTGGGCTAGATCTGTCGAGGATTTGTGTGCTAAATGTTTGCTGGCCTGAGAAGGTCTTAACGTCCACAGAAATAAACGCAGAGTTCTGGTCTGTCTCTGATGGAGTTCCTTCTTCGGCTGTTACTGCCACTGTAGGAGCTACGGTGATCTTCGGGATTTCGAAGGTCATTCCAGCGTCAGGGAGACTCCCTCTCGAGATGGCATCGATTGACGGCCTGATCATAGTTGAAAGTCCGTTTACTACTTCTGCCATCTGGCGAGTAGGTACTAGACCCGCGTTATCTGTAGTGTTATCCGCAGCTAATACGTACTGGCGAGCTTGATCGTCGCCCATCGCAGCGCGAATAGTGTTTTCCACGTACTTAGCAGCTGTGAACTCCAAGCGTGGCTTAGTGAATGATCCGCCTACGATTGGCTTCGCTGCGGCTGTTACGGATTGAGCAGCTTCGACCGTCTCGACGGTTTCCGCGTTTGTGACGGTGTTGTCCACTTCGTCTCCTTCTGTTGATGGTGTTACTTCCTCTTCCACTGTGGAATCGGAAACTTCTTCGGCGACTTCTTCGCCTTCTGTCGCAGCTACTTCACTAACGCGAGCAGAGCGAACCGCTGGCTCTGTTACTAAAGCGACGCCAGTTAATTCTCCAGCTAGAACGCGCATAGTGCCGTCCTTTTGCATGATGTAATCATCTACAGCTAATTCTATCGAGAACCCATCGCGTAATCCGTCCATGGCCTCGGTTAGTGCGTCTGTTCCCGCTGTCGTGTTAGTAATCTTAAACACTGCGTCGATCGAATCTTCGTTTAGTGTCATGTCTAAAGTTTTACCGATAGGACGAGTGCGATCATGTTCTAGATTAAGTTTTACTGGAGCTGGGTTAATTGAACCCTTAGCGAAGACGACTTTTCCAGTAGAAGCGTTTGCAGCTTCCTCGAATGCGACGATTCTTCCGCTAATTGTGCGAGAGTTAGAATCTGCCGCTGTGATGTTCATCGGTGTAGTTATTTTCATAGAAGTAGATCCTCTTCTTCTCGGATTTCATCGATCGACATAGCACCGATTCGATTTAGGATTTCGTAAACCTGCGCGCGCTCCATCGGATTACCGCGTAAGAAGTCGTCGAGATCGAACTTAACGTCTTGTCCTAGTGGCGTGAAATCTGATAAAGATAAACGCTGTTCGATCGCTGTCATTAGCGGACGAAGTGAATAATCGATAAGAGAACGTCGTTCCGATACAGCATTAGAATAAGTGAAACTATTAGGCTCTGCACTAGCGAAGTAAGCGGGAAGACCGGCCGCGCGACATAACTCTAAGGCGAGATAGCCGCGAGCTTCGTTAAGTTGAAGATTCTTAGGATCGTAACCGACAGTCTCGATCGATACGTCGCCGTTTAAGAATGTAACCGCTTTCGATGTGCGATTCTTAAATGCTGCAACTAACGCAGCTACGCGATCTTTCGGAAGTGCGACGCCAGAGTTCTTTAAGATTGTTTGAGGATTTGGATCTATTGCGAAGTCATAAGCTGTCTTCTCTAATGCGCTAGCAGCGCGAATAGTGCGACCAGCTCGATTTAATACACCTTCGTCGAGTCCAGTAAAGACGACTAAATCGCTTGGATCGATGTAACTTCCATCGACTGCGTAAGCGTCGATCTGTGTTCCCATCGAGTTAGTCTGAACAGTTACACGAATAGGATCGATTCGTTCCATCGCTTGGATTCTTCCAGTGTCCGCATAGCGAGCCATAACGCGCGCGTATCCGTACCCTGTAAAGAGTAAATCTTCGGCCAGCCATGACCAGAACGCAGAACCCGCGATTCGTGGATCTGGCTGATTTATAACGCGCGGCTGTTGCACCTTCTCGCCTGTTGCGATGTTGCGAGTGTGCATCTCGAAAGATCCGATAGTCGTGCAGATAATGTTACGAGCGCGAGCTAATGCTGGAACGCCCATCGCTTCGGTACGTGTAGCGGTTTGATTACCTTGCCAGTAATAACCGCCGAGAGAGTTAATCGAGTTAACTGGATAAAGCGATTCCGCAGCTTCGACGCTAATTGAAGACGTCGGAGTAACAGCGTTAACCTTCGGAACGAATAGATCGAATAATCCCATGCCGCAATTCTAGAGAACGCGTTACCGCTATCCGACCATGATGTCAAGATCCATCGGCGGGCGTGTCGCGTAGTGTGTGACGAGTGCAGTCGCAACCGTCGCGCAGACAGTCGACTGAGAAGCTCTCCGCCCGATAGTCCAGCCACCATCTCCGAACGGAAGTCTCGCAGCTGATAAGATCTGCTTGGAGAGTTCTGTCTGTTTTGGATCGTGTCGTAATCTCTTCGATGTGATCGCTCCTAACAATTCGTCGCACGCTTGGCCATACAGCGCGCCGTCGATGTCTGAGATCGGAATCCCAGCGGGAACTAAACGAGCTGCAATAGCCGAAGCCGTTCTCTTAGAATAAGCCACTGTCTCGACTGGATACTGTTTGACATAGGGAGCGATGTCGTTAGCGATCGCTTTATCGTCCAAGTTGATCGGGTTATGCCAAGTGTGGAGAAGCTTTACGAAGAACCGCTCGTCGTCGATCTGTTGGGCGGCGACTAACGCACAATCGCGGCGATTCGGACTTACGTCTACGCCTAGCCAAGTTGTCTTCTCTGGATCAAGCTCCAGACCTTCTTCGCCGCACGCATTCCATTCTTCGGCTGGAATAGCTGCCGAGATAGTAGCGACCCAGCGACATAGGACTTCTGTCTTTACGACGTCTGCGGGATCGTTGAGAACGGCCCGAATGTTATCGATGTGGACTGTGTGGCCTAGCGCGGGATTAGCCATCGCCGCACCTTTCCAGAATGCGGGAGTGTCGTCGATCTTGTCGTAGTTGCTTGACCATTCATAGTAAGCGATGTCGTCGTTAGGCGACGCGCTCATTCCACGCTCACGCAGACCGTTAAGGACTACGGAATGCTGGTCTCCTGCGTTGCTGAGTGTCCAGAGCTGCGGATTCTTAGCTGCCATCATCGTGTAACGCAGAGAAGCCCATGTCGACTCGTCTTTTAGTTCGCGGGTTTCATCGACGAAGACGGTTTCGGGTTTACTAATTCCGCGAGCAGCTGAGCCGCCAGCTTTAACCATGTAACGCCCGCCGCCGAACTTAGACTGTAGCTCGATCTCTTCTGAGCCATGCGCCCAGCGGATCTTCTTAACCTGTTTAGCTAGATCTTCGTTCTCCTCGATGATGTTAACAATGTCTCGGAATGTCTCCAGCGATGTAGTTAATCGATGAGCTGTTCCGATCTGGAGTCCGTCCTGCCATAAGAATAAACCCGCCAGAGCGCGGATCTTCATAAGCGTAGTCTTACCCTGTTGTCTCGCTACGACGACGCAGACCAGCGGAGCGGCGAACCTACCGTCTGGCTTATAGCGATGAGCTTCCATCGCGACCCACTTCTGCCAAGGAAGCAAGGGAATG